CCTAATAGACCAGTATACACAAAACGAAACAATCAAATTACTAGATAAATTTATAGACAAACTGCCAGTCTATGACAGTCAGGAAATCAAAGAAAACCTGGCTGCAATGGTGTTGACGTTGGACGACAAGACCCTGACAACAGAGGGCGTCTACAACATGGCAGATATTATGTTGTTTAAGAATGCAGAGGAACTAGCTCGTGACCGTATACATCTTGGGTTTAACAATACTTTCGATGCTACTCTTGCTGGTGTGGCTCGTCAAGAACTCATCCTTATCGGCGGAAAGCGAGGCAGCGGCAAATCTATCTGTAGTAGTAACATTGCTATTAGTCAGTACGAGTCTGGTAATACAAGTGTTATCTTTAGTATAGAAATGATTGCACACGAGGTACTTGAGCGTAACTTGAGTATCTTGGCTAACGTAAGCCACCAGAACCTAAAACAAAACCGACTAACAGAAGATGAACTGCTGCGAGTTGTCAAAGCCCGAGCAGGTATGTTTGACAACAGTGATGACTTGGTAGAGAGTTTTAAAACACACCGTGACAAGATCAAGTTTGAGCAGAGCTTGGTCCGTGAAAAGCGGTTGAAGACTGACAATCAGATGATTATCATTGATGATCGTGCTCTGACCCTGACCAGCCTAGACTTACACTTGGGCAAGATCAAAGCCAAGTTTGGTGATAAGTTTACGGTAGCAGTAGTAGACTACTTAAATCAGATCGTTGTAGAGGGCGCTAGTCAGTTTGACTGGCAGCCGCAGATTGTGATTTCTAAGAAGCTGAAAGAGTTAGCCAGAAAGTACGATATTGTGATGATTTCACCGTATCAAATTGATGCAACTGGCGAAGCACGATTTGCAAAGGGTATTCTTGATGCCGCCGACATTGCATTGGTAATGGAAGCGCATGAAAAAGAGAAGGGTGCACTGACCTTTTCTACCACAAAGATTCGTGGTGGTCGTGAAATGACTTTTACTAGCCCCATCAATTGGGATAGCTTGCGTATTAGTCCTCATGACATTGAAGAGCCTGAAAAGAAAGAAACAATCAAGCGAAGCAGCAAAAAGAAAGCAGCTGAAAAGCAAGACGACAGCGATAGTGATATTCCTTGGAACATTTAAATGTCAGACCACGTACTCGACCTACTAAATAAACAAAATATCGGTTTCACAGTTAGTGGCAGGGACTATCTTATCCGCTGTCTAAATCCAGACCATGACGACGGCAATCCCAGCTTTCGGGTTGACCGTATCACTGGAGTTAGTCACTGCTTTAGTTGTGGGTTTAAAACAAACATATTCAAACACTTTGGAGTAGTAGGAAACTTTACTAGTATCAAAGTGGCAAAACTAAAAGAAAAACTGAAAGACCTTGCTATCAACTTTAACGGTGTAGAGTTTCCGGAACAGTTTATTCCAGTTACTAAACCGTTTCGTAGTATTAGTACTAAAACTCTAAAGGAGTTTGGTTCATTCTATGTTAACAGTGGCAGTGAATTGAGCGACAGAATCTGGTTTCCTATTCGTGACATTCGTGGCAAGAATATGGTCTATGTAGGTCGCCACATGATGAGTGATGGTAATCCGCGTTACTTGAACTATCCTCGTGGCGTAACAATGCCTATCTACCCAGAGGTTTTTCAGGACAAGTACACGAGTGCAGTGTTAGTAGAGGGCATATTTGATATGTTGAATCTCTACGACAAGGGATTACAAAATGTGTGCTGTACTTTTGGGACCAACACATTGTTCAAAGAACCAGAATTAAAGTTGTTGAGTTTAAAAACGCAAGGCGTATTAAAAATATATCTAATGTATGATGGTGATCAGGCAGGCCAAGATGCAATGAATAAATTGGAGCCTGTACTACAGGAGTGTGGTTATCTAACAGAAAAGATCGTGTTAGAGGAAGACTCAGATCCTGGTGAGTTGAGCCAAGAATACGTAGATAGCATAAAGGAATACATAAGTGAAAAAGATCGCAATAGTTGATAAAGCCCCTAGCAGAAATGACTACTCAAAGTATTTCGACTTTGAGTTTGAAACATTCCACATGAGTTCAGTCCCTATTCAAAAGCTACTGAAGAAAGATGTGGACCTAGATCGCAACTTGTTAGATCCATTTGATCTGGTCATCTTGGTGGGCGCGGAAGCTGCAAAAGAGTACGCCAAGGTCAGTAGTGTTACCAACTATGCTGGTCTGTTAATTGATGAAAAGTGGGTGTGTATCAGTAATCCTGCTATGCTGGTATTTAAACCTGAAGGCAAACCAGACTTTGAGCGTGCTGTAGACAAGATCAAGCAGTACGTAGCTGGAAATACCAAAAACAGTAGTCAGACAGGAGACTTCAAGGGCGTCAACGACTCTGAAGAAGCCTTGAAATACCTACAAGAAGTGTTTGACAATGCTGTTGATGTAGTAGCAGTAGACACGGAAACAACAGCGCTGTATCCCCGGGATGGCCATGTATTGGGCCTTAGCTTGAGCTACAAGAAAAAGCAAGGTCGATATATCTTGACAGATGTGTTGGACGACCGCCACCTGGAATTAATCAACAAAATCATCGACAAGTACGATATCGTGTTTCACAACATGAAGTTTGACTACAAGATGATTAATTATCACCTAGGGATCGACTTCAATCGTGGTAGAGTACATGACACAATGGTTATGCACTATGTATTGGACGAAACAGACAGCCACGGCTTGAAGCAGTTGGCCCTAAAGTACACCGACTATGGTGACTATGACAGCGAGCTAGATGATTTTAAGAAGAGTTATTGCAAGCAACAAGGCTTGCTAGAAGAAGACTTTACTTACGACCTGATCCCATTTGATGTGATAAGCAAGTATGCTTCAATTGATACTGCTGTAACCCTAGAACTGTACGAAAAGTTCTGGCCCCTCATCCAGAAAAATCCAAAGCTGTTGTGGGTATATCAAAATCTACTTATCCGTGGAACATTGTTCTTGATGGACATGGAAGAAGTAGGCATCCCTATCAGTCGTGAACGTATGGAAGCGGCGGGTACTTATCTTGACAAGTGGATTCTAGAAGCAAAGGAAAAGGTATATGCGTTTGAGGAAGTTAAAAACTTTGAAAGTGATTCGGGAAAAATCTTCAATCCCAACTCAGTTCAACAACTTCGAACAGTACTGTTTGATTATGTTGGACTTACTCCAACAGGAAAACTCACAAAGACCGGAGCATTGTCGACCGATGCCGAGGTACTTGAAGAGCTTAGCGAAGAGCATCCACTCCCTGCGCAAATACTAACTGTACGTCAACTGGCTAAGATTCAGTCCAGCTATGTTGCAAAAATTTTACCGGAGTTAGACCGTGATAGCCGAATTCGTACCAATTTTAATCTTATCTTTACCACTAGTGGCCGTTTATCTAGCAGTGGTAAGTTTAATGCTCAGCAAATTCCGCGAGATGACCCAATCATTAAGGGATGTATCAGAGCACCTGACGGTTACAAGATTGTAAGCCAGGACTTGACAACAGCAGAAATGTATTACGCTGCTGTGTTGAGTGGCGACAAGAACCTGCAAAGTGTGTTCTCCAGTGGTGGAGACTTTCACAGTAGTATTGCTAAAATGGTATTTGCATTGCCATGTGAGGTAGAAGATGTTAAAAAGCAGTATGGGTCTTTACGGCAGTCGGCCAAGGCAATCAGTTTCGGAATTTTATATGGTTCGGGTCCGGCAAAGGTTAGCCAATCGGTTACGAAAGCAACTGGCGAATCCTACCCTATCAGTCAAGCAAAAGACGACATTGAGCAGTACTTTACTCGCTTTAAGAAGCTCAAGAATTGGTTGGATCAGCGAAAGACATTCATTGAGACTAATGGGTATACCTATAGTTTCTTTGGTCGTAAAAGGCGTTTACCAAACGTATTCTCCGCGGACAAAGGCATTGCGGCACATGAAGTACGTTCGGGCATTAACGCAGAAGTACAAAGTCTGGCCTCAGACGTAAATCTGTTGGGCGCTATGGATACACACGATGAGTTGAAGCGATTGAAGATGAAGAGTAAAATCTTTATGTTAGTACACGACTCAATTGTAGGATTGGTGCCTGATAGTGAAGTTGAAAACTATTGTGAGATCCTAAAGACCATGACTCAAAAAGACCGCGGTTGTGGCATTTCAGGCAGTCCTATTGGCGTTGACCAAGATATCGGCCAAGACTACAGCTTTGACAAATTTGACGAATACTACAGCCTAGAAAACGGGATTCTTGTTAAAAATGCTTAATCGAATACAGTTTCCAATCTATCACTTGGGCCAAGACAAGCCGACTAAGGAAGGTACTCGTTGGTACTACCACTATGAGATCCACCACAAAGACGGTGAGATCGACCCTAAAATTGTAGTGGTCGACGACACCAGTGTCGAAGGCAGTTCTCTTGCCATGAGGAGATTGCAGCTCAAAAATAACGGCGTACAACTGGCAAAGCTAAAACACGCCGTGTTTTTCTTGGGCGACATGATCAAGTTGAGCAAGGGCGGCACCTGGTTCATCGACAGCGAAGGCACAGTGTTTGAGTATCGTAAGACCAAGAGAGTTCCACTGGTATTCAAGCCAATTGGTCAGATCCTACCAATGAAGACAGGCGGCGCAATAGTAGAAGTTCAGGGCATTGGTACAAGATTCAAAGTTTTGCACGCGCCAAACCAACACACAAAATATGCCGGATTGTTATTGGTGGGTACTGGTTATTTGCTATACGGTCTGTATGAAGACAAACTGCCGGACACGGTAAGAATGGTATGACAACGGACAAACCCAAAGCAATAGTAAGCAACCGAATATACTTTAAACCCAAAGACCATGACCACCTAAAACAAATCATGGAAGCCCTGACCTATCGTATCGAAATGAAAGGTGGCAATAAGGGCAAGACTAAAAAGATTGAGACTATCAAGAACTACAAGGTGTTACCAAAAGACATTGTTAGTGTGCCACAGGGTCGATTGGACTTGATACCAGAAGGATATGAGGTGTTAGACAAGCGTGTAACTCACGAAGTTCCCTTTCCTAACCCCCGTTTTCCTCTGCGCGACAGTCAACAGCCGATATACGATCAGATAGACGATACTTGCTTTATCAACGCCCTAGTGGGCTGGGGCAAGACTTTTACCGCACTACACTTGGCACGCAAACTGGGTCAAAAGACACTGGTAATCACACACAACACCTTTCTACGAGACCAGTGGGTAGGCGAAGTAGAAAGCCTATACGGTCTAACACCTGGTGTGATTGGCAGTGGTGAGTTTGATATTGAAGACCACTTTGTGGTAATTGGCAATATTCAAACTGTTACCAAGCACATGGCTGTGTTGAGCAAAGAGTTTGGTACAATCATCTTAGACGAAGCACACCATGTGCCGGCCGATACTTTCAGCAGTTTGATAGACGGCATGTACAGTCGTTATCGTATTGCACTGAGTGGTACAATGGAGCGTACTGATGGCAAGCATATAGTGTTTCGTGACTACTTTGGCGACAAGGTGTACAGGCCGCCACAGGCTCATACCTTAAATCCGGTCGTAAAGATTGTCAACACAGGTCTTCACCTAAAAAACGATGGCACTTGGGTAGAAAAGATCAACCACCTACTATACGACGAGGACTATCAGACCTTTATTGCGTCGATGGCTAAAATACAGATCAGTCACGGGCATAGTGTGTTAGTAGTAGCAGACCGAACCGAGTTTTTAGAGAAAGTAAAGGACAAAGTTGGAGAAAATTGCGCGCTTGTTACAGGGTCCACAACATACGAACAACGTAAGGACATCATCGAAGAGCTTGAGTGTGGCAAAAAGGTGTGCGTTGCTGGTTCCCGCCAGATCTTTTCCGAAGGAATCTCTGTCAACAGACTTAGTTGCGTTATCTTGGCCGTGCCCACCTCAAATCCAATTAGCTTAGAACAAATAATTGGACGAATCATGAGACTACACCCAGACAAACCCGATCCAGTGGTATTAGATATAGCATTTGCCAGTGGACCAGAACGCCGTCAGGCAGCACTCAGACTTGGTTTCTATATGGACAAGGGTTGGGCAGTAGAGAAGCTGTAAGGCAAAATAAATTTTGACTTGCACACACAAAGTAGAAATGCTATAATAGTTGTTCTTAAGGCAAATAATGGCTTTATTTTTTAATTTGGAGATTTTAGAGCGGGAAGCTGCAGGTGACCCAGATAAATTCCTAGCACTGCTTAACTATCATCACCGTGGCAGCATCCCCTCTAAATCTACATCTAAATATAAACCTAGTAAATCATCGCTTAAAGGTACCAGTTACATACTGAATCCTGATCCTGTATTGAACCTAGAAAACATAGACCCTGGTTACAGAACACAATACATAAGACTGGCAGGAAGGCGTGACTGGTTCCTCTATAAAACACACAGCGTAATAACACTAGACATATCGTTCTTTCCTGATCTCCTCTTGGAGAAATTGAAAAGAAATCCATTATTAATTATTGAAACCAATCTAATCAAATTTAAATACGAGGAAATTTACAATGGCTCTAAAGTTTGGCGAAACCAAAGGCAAGGCAGTTAAGAAGTCCGTTGAGGCTTATGAGTACAAGGATGGCGAAAATACAGTTCGCCTAATCGGTGGTGTGTTGCCACGATATGTGTACTGGCTGAAGGGCACCAACAACAAGGACATTCCAATCGAGTGCCTAGCATTTGATCGTGAAAAAGAGAAGTTTACAAACTCAGAAGTGGACCATGTTCCTGCTTACTTCTCTGACAAGAAGTGCAGCTGGGCTTACTCAATCAACTGTATCGATCCCAAGGACGGCAAGGTCAAGGCTCTTAACCTGAAGAAGAAGCTGTTTGAGCAGATCATCAGTGTAGCGGAAGATTTAGGAGCCGATCCGACGGACTACGATACTGGATTTGACGTTGTATTCAAGCGTAACAAGACAGGCCCTCTGCCCTTTAATGTAGAGTACACACTATCAGTTTTAAAGTGTAAGGTTCGATCACTGACAGCAGAAGAAAGAGCTTTGGCAGATGGAGCAGAAGACATTGATTCAAAGTTTCCTCGCCCTACTCCTGATGAAGTAAAGGCCGCGCTAGAAAAGCTAGTGGCTGGTGCTACAGCTGATGGTAGCGACCCTTCGACTGACAAAGAGGCCTTGAAAGACCTATAATTAATATGCCTGTAGTATAATTGCTACAGGCATATTTTTATCCTATATCGGAGGATTTTATGGATAGCCCTTGTATATACATAATGTATTGGGATATTGAAAAGCCTTACATAGGGCAAACAGTCTCTTTAATTAAAAGAAAAAGCGCGCATTTTAATGCCATGATTAGAGGAAATCATGTCAATTGTAAAATACAACAAAAATATAATTGTACTTCTACATTACCTAATATAGATGTATTACAAAATTGCCCTGTTGAACAACTAAACCCCTTAGAGGAGTTCTTTATACAGGACTTTGACTCCATTAATAATGGATTAAATATTATTAGTGGTGGATATAGTGTAGGATATGGCACAAATAATTCTGCTTCAGTGTACACCGAAGTACAATTAGTAGAAGTACTAAGACTATTAGGCGATGTTAAAAATTCTTACGAATACATAACTGAAAAAACTAGTGTATTAAAGGACACTATTACTAAGATAGTGTCTGGGATTCAACACATTTGGTTGCGAGAGAAGTATCCAGATCTGTACGCTACAATGAAATCTGTAGATACTAAATTAAGATATAGACACTCAGCATGTGCTAGTGGGCAAGGTAAAATATACAGAAAAATTCTTTCTCCCGACGGCACTATATATGATGTACTTAATACTTTGCAGTTTTCAAAAGAGCACAATCTACCTAATGGTAATCTGTGTTCTGTACTGCTTGGTAAAAGAAAAACTGTAAAAGGATGGAGAGGATTGGATTGAAAATACTATTTACTGCGGATTTGCACATTAAACTAGGTCAGAAAAACGTTCCTGTAGACTGGGCTCGTAATCGATACGAACTCATGATGGACCAGATGTGGGAACTGCAAAAAGAATGTGATTTAATGATTGTTGGTGGTGATGTATTTGACAAGCTACCCAACATGGAAGAGCTAGAAATCTACTTTGATTTTGTAGCCAGCTGCCGTATTCCCACCTATATTTACAGTGGCAATCACGAAGCAGTCAAGCGTAATACTACTTTTTTGACCAGTCTTAAAACAGTTACTAACAAGATCAATGAAAGTGTAGTCATTGTTGATGACTACTACAGTGACCAATTTGTAGACATTATACCCTACAACCGGCTAAAAGACTTTGAAAAAGATCCTGCCAGCTTTGTACGTAAAAATCGTATACTGTGCACTCACGTTAGAGGGGAGATTCCACCACATGTTAAACCCGAAGTTGATCTGGAAATCTTTAGTAAATGGAAATTGGTTCTATGCGGTGACCTTCACAGTTACGACAATTGCCAGCGTAATATTCTTTACCCTGGTAGTCCCGTTACCACTAGCTTTCATCGTAATCTTGTCGACACCGGCGTTATTATTAGATC